AGCTCCCTGAGGGGCTGAATCAAATATTGAACCATAGTCTGTTCCAGAAGAAGATTGTGGAGATGAAGATTTTGAAGAATTGTTATTATTCTTATTCTTATTCGGAACAGTTATTACTCCAGTATGATAGTTTAATGTTCCTCCTTTCTTTTTTGCCTCTTGTTCTCTTTTTGATAACCCTCCTCTTTTTTTGCTTGCCATAGTAGTCTAATATTTAATTATGAATTTAAAAGTAATATATGGATTTAATACGCTTGTATTTACACCTCCTGTTGGTACTGTTGTATTCGAATTACCACTTGTTGTTGCAGAAAATGTATGTGTATGTGATGCTGACGCCGCTCCATATGTTCCTCCAAGATCAAGATTAAGGTTTGCATTGTTTGGGCCTGAAGTATGTCCGGTTACAACATGCGTGTGTGGGTATTGGTGAGAATGCTGGAAATTGACACTATTTGCTCCACCAGTTTTTCCTACAGTATTGAAGTCAGCATCTCCTGTATTTAAGCCTACACAAACTCTTCCTTTTAAATTAGGGAGACCAAATGTTGTAGATCCATCACCTGTACCGAAAGAAGTTCCTATCACTGAGAATAAACTAGCATAAGTAGTTCTTGAAATACTTGAACCATCACATTCCAAATATCCGCTAGGAATAACAGATCCAGCAAACATAGAAATCTCTCCTTTAATGATTGAATTGTTTAAGTTTGTTATTGTTGTGCTTAATGAAGATTCTAATGACGTTAGTTCTGTTGCATCAAATGACATAACTACATTTTCACCTGAAGAATGCGAATTTACAAGAGCACTATGAGTTATAGCATTCCCATTCTTACTTGTCACTAAAACAGTTTCGTAACTTCCATTTGTATTATATGCATCAAAAACAAGATAAAATGGTGCATCAACCGATGGGACAGAAGAAAGTACACTCTCTGTTGTTCCAACAGACAGTCCATTCGGTATAGTCGCAGAAAAATTATTTTGGTGATTTATCATATTTTTATAATGTAGAACACTGTTATGAATTGAGACATGGTGTTTTGTGTTGTTGATCCATCTGTAGACATTGCTAATGTTGATGCTCCAGAGATACTATCTGCATAAAGAGTATGTTGATGATTTGTATCAGGAACCCATGCTTCTATAGGGCTTCCATCTCCAACATGTGATGCGTCTAGTCCAGATGTAGAACCAGCACCAGCAGGATGTCCATGATCCGCACTTATAGTGTGAGTATGTGATGTATTTATTGTTTTTGATCCCAACTTCAGGCCAAGACTTGTGAATGTCTGTCCACCACTCTTATATGCTCCAATTACTGATCCATTCATGTTTGGTACAAGAAATGTTGTAGAACCATCTCCAGCTCCATATGTTGTTCCTATGACTGAAAAAAGATTTGCATATGTCGTTCTTGATATAGCACTTCCATCACATGCTATCCAACCAGATGGAGCGACATTCTTTCCATATGCGATAATACTTCCAGTTTGAGCAAGAATCTGAGCATTCCCTGATAGCTCATCATTTTTCTGAAAGATGTTGTCTATCGCTTCAGCTGTAATAGTCATAGCAATACTTTCCCCGATAGGATGAGATTTTGTTGTTGCACTATGTGTAACGGTTCCAGCTCCTTTCCCTGTGCAATAGATAACTTCAAAATTACCATTTAAATTTTTATAGTCAAAGGTAAGGTAAAATGGTGCGTCAACACTTGGTACGGTATCGATACTTGTTACTGTCGATCCTATATCAGAGTTAGCACTTACCGTAGTAATAAAATTATTCTGAAAGTTCGTCATATTTTAATAATCATATTTACAGAAATAGAAGGCATCAAAATAGTTGGAGTTTGTGTTGCTGTTGTTGTTACTGGTGTCGTTGCATATCCAGTGTCATAACCACCATAGTGTAAATGGCTCCATGTAACATGTGTTGTGTTTCGATCTCCTCCTGAGTATGTTAATGAGTTTCCTTGTCCAGTATTCGCTCCTGCATAATGATAGTGATAGACACCACTATGATTATGTGAAAGAGAAATTGTTTTACTTCCTCCTGTTTTTCCTAATGCATTAAAATTTGCATCTCCTGAATTATATCCCATAACTATGAGATCTCTTGTATCAGGTACAGAGAAATTATCCGCATCAGAAAATCCATAGGTTGTTCCTATAGCAGCAAAAAGGTTTGCGTAAGTACCAACCTTTAGATATGTTGCACCATTACAAAGCACCCAACCCGATGGAGATACTGAACCTGCGAATGAGCGTATTATTCCTGCTGGTAAACTAATACCTTCAGCTGTTGCTATTGAAGCATACATTCCTGTTAATGTTTCTGCAGGAATAATAATTCTTATTTTTTCATTTGTACCATGATCAAAGTTCGTAGCAAGATGATGTACTTTATTCCCTGATTTATTTGTTATATTTACAATTTCATAATGTCCATTTGTATTTTCAGGATCAAAAGCCATATAAAAAGGCACATTGATATTCGGAATAGAAATCAACCGAGAATATGTCGATCCAGAAAGATTGGCAACAAGTAATGATGTTTGAAATTTATTTAAATAGTTTGCCATATTATTCTGTGGATGGTTGATAGAGTTTATTCACCTTTACAAAGGCTATATCAATGCCATTAAGCTCCCAAGCTTGATTACTTGATTCTTCTGTTATTTTTATCTGCACATCTCTTCCCATTTTGTTTATAGGAATTTTTACAATTCCTGATCCACCATTACTTTGTTCAGCATATTCACTTCCGACACCTATGACTTCTGAACCTAATGTACCTATTCCTATACCACCAAATGATTCTGGTCCAATTTTTTTAACAGCAGTATCCATCAACACTCCATCAACGAAAATAGAGAATGTCACTTCTCCTAAAATATTCCCCATATAGCAAATAGCCTGAAGGAAAAACTTTGATTGTGTATAGTCACCAAGAGTATATTTTGGAGAAATCCACAATGTGCTTATAGAATTGCCACTATCTGATTTTTCAGATGCATCGAAATAATAGATATCAGCATTTAATGGAGAACCGAAATAAAGATATGATACTCCACCTGAATTCTTATATTCGCAAAAACAAGAAGCTCCTTTGTTAAAACTCCACCAACCAGACCTTTGCCTGTCGTAAACAAGCATTTTATCATTATGTTGTGATCCACCTGACTTATAAGAAAAATGATAGACGTTATCAAAATACATCGCACAAGTATCTTCTATCGCTGTTTTTTCAATAGACTGCAAGTCATTATCTACTCTTAAGCTGAGTATTTTTGTACGGACCTGATCAAGAAAATTTGGTTCGTATCCAATAGAGTGTACGCCATACTCATTGTAAATATAAATATCATTTTCTACTGAGTCAGTTGCTTTATGAGAATCTGATCCTTTTGCAGCGTCTACCAAAGCATATGCCATCGTAGCAACAATATCTGTATAGACTGATACCCTATAAGTTGATTTGTTTTTTGCTACATAAAGATAGTCTTGATATTTCCAAAAAGAAGTAATATCCTGGCCATCATTATTTGAAATATTTATTGAAGTCGCAAATGGGTTCGCAGTTGAATTTGTAAAATTTCCAATATAAGTGTCAGTACCAGAACGATATAATCTTGATGTGTTTGTACTATTCCCTATAGCATATAAACAATTCTTATAGTAAATTGTATATTTTGCTACTACTCCGTTTGTTTGTAATCTTACAGTTGTTCCGTCGTAAACACGCATAGCATCTACTCCGTTTGAAATAAAAACATTTGCACCGGCCTGACAAAAATCAGTAGAAAGATTTTGTGTCCATACACCAGCAGATGCTGGAAATGCAGATACTTGAACAGCTGTCCCTGAATCTACTCTATAAAGAGTTCCATTCACCATAGATAAAAGCTGTCTATTTGAAGCACTTGTCCATGTGCCTAAACCATTTATTGATCCAGCTGTTGCTACTGTACAGAGAAGCTTTGTTCCTTTTCGTTTTGCAATAGAGTTTTTACCAACAGCAATAACATTATTAGAGTTGGCTGTTTCATCAGGTTTAAGCATGGTATCTCGAGAGTAATTGTCGATACCTTTTGCTAACTCATATATTTTTTGGAATTGTACTTTTGGCATTAGAACATTACTTTAAAAGATAAATCTCCTTCGTTTATACTCATATCTGCCGCCATGTTTCTTATGCGTTCATTACATTCATCAAGATTCCTTTGTGCATCACCAATAGGATCTGTTTCACTTAATCGTAATTGTGCATAAGCATATGACACAACTGCTTCTGGGTCTTGTATGATACAAATATCATCATCATTCGATATTTTTTCTGGGTAAAAATAATAGAACAACGTGTAATCGCCATCAGTCTTCACATTCAAAATATTCCCTGTAATATGATTTCCAGATATTGAACATATTTTATCTGATGGTTGTTTAGCATACTCTTCTATTGTGACAACTCTATATTCTATTCCGTTTGAATCGACGAGCTTAGATATCGCTTTAAAATCTAATGCCGGATCAGTGAGAACAGCATCAAGTGAACAAACGCCATTTAAAACAGTCACTGGTACTGATTTCCTCATTTTCAATTTCTCTACACAGTATTCTATTCCTTTATTCACCCAATATTTTCTATTTTCTATACCATTTGTTGGAACGGAAATTTCTCCATACCTATATGATACAGAGAGAAGTATGTCGTTGAAAGTTGATTTTGAATAAGCCATAGGTTATTTAGTAAAAGCCTTTTTAATAACGTCTCGGATGAACTGCTCTATCCCAGGTTGCGAAGATTCTCGGTGGCCAGCAAAGTTGATAATTTTAGCTCCTGTTTTTTGAATAAAATCTTTCACTTCTTGTGCTGCCTGGTCGACGTTCCTAGACTTGATGACGAGTACTGGTTTGTGCCCATCCAGTTTTGTTTCCGGAACTCCATACTTCCATTCCCCGGTTTGAGCGTATCCGATCGTTTTTCCTGTCCCAACACTATCTCCCCAGAGGGTAGCGATGGTCGCGTCTGAATCGTTAATATTCTGAATCGTCCTAGGGACATAACTTGATGACGTGTGTTCTCTCAGACCAAATGATTTCAAACTTTCATCGGAACCAATGTCTGTTTTCCACCCCTTCGGAGCTGTCCCACCTGTACGAATCCCCATTTCTCGTGCTCCAAAAAGAGCACCTTGATCAGCTCCTGTTTGGCCGCCAGAAATAATCCTAAAGCCATCAGAAACTTCATATGTTTTTGGTCTTTTTTGTGGTTTTTCTGGATATTTGAATCGTTCTTTCCCTCTCGTAGTTTTAAATGATCGATTATATCTATTTGGATGGAATGAACGAAGATAACTATCTGTTATATCAGATCCATAAGACTCAGGAAGAACACCACCAAAACGATCATTCCAATTTTTCTCTATACGTAAGAACTCTGGGTCCTTTTCTGTGCTATCAACTACTGCCCAATCACGCAATAATTTTTGGTTCTTGTCTTCACCTTTAACTATTTCCCAATCTCTTGAAATTGCTCTTGATGCATCATCAATTTTTGAATCTGGAATATATGTTGGTGGTAATTGAGGATTTTCACTAAATTTCTTAAAAGCAGCTTTATCTTTAAGCTTCCAAAAATTATAAAGCCTTATAGCATCTTTTGTATTTTTATCTTTCATTGTTCTGGTTCGATATCCAGCATCAATCATCATTTGCTCGACATCTCCAATAGTTGGGTTATAATCTCGTGGATTTATTGGATGAGCATCGTCAAGAACAATATTCTTTTTCCCCTGAAGAAGAATCTTCATTAAAGATTTCGGGTCAATTTCCTGACGAGCTTGACTCGCAAACCTGTTATTATCCAACGCTTTAAATTCCTCCGGCATTCCAGTTGTTATATTTCTTATTCCGTCTTCTAGTCTAGGCTTATAATTTGGAGCTTTACTATTCATAGCAATAGTCCATGATGCTCTCCCCCTTTTTTCATGTTTAAGTTTCTCCTTTAAAAGAAATTCCGCTAATTCACGGTTCATAATTGCATCCCTATCTTTTTTAATTTTATGAGCTCTTGCAAGATGGATAAGTCTCGATGCTCCCCCTGCCATAGAACCTAAATCAGATCCTGCCATGATAGTTTCAGCTGCAGGTATAGCAATAGCTTTCCAAAGAGGATCACCACGATTCACTCTGTTTTGTGCTTCAGACTGAAAAGAGTTTATCCTTCCTACTGGTGTATCATAAAACCTTCCTGTTGCCTTTCCTCTCAGTAAAGTTCCGGGTACTTCTTTCGCAGATAATACAAAGCGTACTGAATCACGTCCAAGATTTTTCGCTGTTTCTTTTACACCATGTGGTAATTCTCTTACGAAATCTCTTATTCTTACTTTATTTGGTACTGGATCAAAATAGCCCATATTATTATCGTAAATATTCTGGATTTCTTATAAATGTATGTTTTCCTATTTGTGCAGTTTCAGGATAAATAGTAGCCCATCGAGGAAGAGTTCCACCTCTTAATCTCATAGTTTCTCTCTTGTTAAGATACGAGTTTGCACCATTGGTATTGTCCTCCCCGTTCTCCAAAACCATGCTCTTGATATCATCAAGCACTCTTCTTTTATTCTGAGGAAGATTTGCATTCTTTCCATCGTAATATGACATAGCCTCCTTATACATTGGGCCATTAAAAGCATTATATTGTGATTGATCACTCACAATATCTTTCCACGATTTTCCTTTTCCGTTTGCACGATTTCTAATAGAGCTAAAAATGCCCATGCGTCCATCACGTTCTTCATTGGCTCCTTCTCCGTAAATAACAGAAAACAGATCGTTATTATTTGGATCTACGTATGGACGTAAAGGTTGAGTTGGTTGTTCTTCTTCTGAGTCGTCTAAAGACGTATTGTATAATACTACTGGTTTTCCCCTATCGCTCCACCATTTTCTAATCGACTCGAACATTAGGTTTGTATGCCCCCAGTTTTTTCTTAATTTCCTTTAATCTCCCCATAGTTTTGATATATCCTGTGAGCTTTTTAAACCTTTCAAAAAGTTCAAGTCTATTCGATCCTATTTCTTCTTCTATCTCGTTTAAAATATACTTGTAGTTATCAAGAGTCTTTGCGAATTTTCTTTCTTCAAGTTCTGATCGGACAAATTTATCTATCGTTCCTAATAACATTTTTGCTGAGAAATCTGCTGAAAGTTTGTGAGTATCAAAATATTCGTTAACGTATTTTTTTTTACTTTCTGTTTCCCACGCTTCAAGATTTGTACTAAATTCTTTTGACGTTTCTGTCTCTTTTCCTACAGCATAACTCCTTTCGTCAAACTTGTCTACTGTTTTTTCATTCTTGTCAAGTGTCGCACTTGATTCTGTTGTTGTTCTCTCACGAAAAACTTCTCCGCTCATAATGATTTTGTTATTTTAATAATATCTGACTCTGTCATATCAGTCCAAACAGGCAGACAGAGTATACGTTTACTCCACCGATACGCATTTAAATGATCATATTTTTTTTCATATTGTGGTTGCATTGACATTGGTTTGAATCCATAACGTGATGATACGTTATTAATTTCAAGCGTACGCTTTTTTTCTTCTGAATCATCTGTTTGTATGTCATACAACCATAAAACTTCTCTGCGTGGCATTTTGAGGCCTTCTGGAACATATTTGTCATACAAATCCTGTATCTTTTCTCTTTTTTCAAGAATTTCATCCATTCTCATCACTTGAGCAACGCCAATAGCTGCCTGAAGATTTGTCATTCTAAAATTATGTCCCTGTTTCTTATGCATGTATGTATGTTTTTCATCCATATACATATTGGATATGTTTCTCATCTCAGAAGCATACTCTTTGTTATTTGTAATACACATTCCTCCTTCTCCAGTTGTGAGTATTTTATTTCCATAGAATGAATAGCAAGCGATATCTACATTCTCTGGAGGGATAATCCCGTGAGCTTCTGCATAGTCACCAATAACAGGTATTCTCTCTGCTCCTATTCCTTGAACAAAATCACATTGTGTTTTTCTTCCATAAATTGGCACTACTATAATCGCTTTTGTTTTCTCTGTTATTTTCAACTTTGAATAATCCATATTGAGATCATCTTTGCAGTCAACAAAAACTGGCGTTGC